GGGGTCTACGGTGATTTCCCCAAGAGCGGCCAAGACCAGTTCATCGCACCCCACACGGTCGATGACGCCATGAAGCGCCCACAGTACAAAGACATGACCGCACCCGTGATCATCGGCGTTGACCCGGCCCGTGGCGGCATGGACAGCACCGTGATTGCCGTGCGCCGTGGCCGTGACATCGTGGCGATCAAGCGGTTCAAGGGCGAGGACACCATGAGCGTGGTGGGCCACGTCATCGACGCCATTGAAGAATACCGCCCAGCACTGACCGTGATCGACGAGGGTGGTCTGGGCTACGGCATCCTTGACAGATTGAACGAGCAGAAGTACAAAGTGCGCGGGGTAAACTTCGGCTGGAAGGCCAAGAACCCCGTAATGTGGGGCAACAAGCGGGCTGAGATTTGGGGTGCCATGCGCGATTGGGTCAAGACGGCCAGCTTGCCGCAAGACCGACTGCTCAAGAGCGACCTGATCGGCCCGATGAAGAAGCCCAACTCGGCGGGCACCATCTTCCTTGAGGGGAAGAAGGAGATGAAGGCCCGGGGTGTCGCCTCGCCCGACGCCGCCGATGCGATTGCCGTGACGTTTGCGTACCCTGTTGCACATCGCGAGTACAATGAGCGCACAATGGTTCGGCGCAACGCGCAGAATGGTTCGGTTTCAACATCTTGGATGGGGTCGTGATATGGCTAAGAAAAGCGTTTCATTGTCTGTCGGGCGTGGCGAGAAGCTGCCCGCATCCAAGGGCGCTGGCTTAACTGAAAAGGGCCGTGCTAAGTACAACCGCGAGACTGGATCGAACCTTAAAGCCCCCGCCCCTAACCCAAAGACGAAAGCAGATGCTGCACGGAAAAAATCATTCTGTGCTAGAATGGCCCCCATCGCAGAAAAAGCTGGTGAGGGTAGCCGTGCAAAAGCATCAATGCAACGATGGAAGTGCTGAAATGTGGGCCGATGTCCGTGGTTATGAAGGCCGCTACCAAGTGAGCACACTTGGTCGGGTCAAGTCGTTGGCACGGATGCGAAAAGGCAAAAATAATTGCGAGGTGCCTGTGTCTGAACGCATGATGGCATTGCGCGTCAAACCCGACAACGGACGCCAGCGTCCTTACGTTGAGGTGTATTTGCGCAACGGCGGCCCTCGCGACTTGCGGGGTAAACAGAAGCTGGTTCACCGCCTTGTTGCTGACGCATTTATCAAGCCTTTGGAACATGGTGAGCAAGTCGATCACATTAATGGCGTTCATGGTGACAATCGAGTAGAGAATTTGCGAGTAATGAAGACCATTGAACACGCTCGACTGCACCCAATCGTCGTCAGTCCACCAAACCGAAATTCAACCACTGGGCAGTTCTTACCAAGGAGTGTGTAACATGGCTACAAAACCCGGACTCTATGCCAACATCAACGCCAAGCGCGAGCGAATCAAAGCCGGTTCCGGTGAAAAGATGCGCAAGCCTGGTGCCGCTGGTGCGCCCACCGCCAAAGACTTCAAAGAGTCTGCCAAAACCGCCAAAAAGCCAAGCAAGGGGAAGTGATGCCACTCGTTAAAAGCGCGTCAAAAGAGGCGTTTCGCAAGAACGTCAAGGCCGAAGTTGCTGCTGGAAAGCCCGCAAAACAGGCGGTTGCCATCGCATACAGCGTCAAACGTGAAGCCCAAAAACCCGCCCCAAAAGGTAAAAAATGACCATCCAAGCCCTGCAAGACTGCCTGATCGTTCGCCCTGACATCGAGAAACACGCGCTGCTGATCATGCTGCGCGAGAAGAAAACCGGTACCGGTACCGTTATCTCCGTTGGCCCACAGGCTATGGACATCAAGGTCGGTGACAAGGTATTATTCGGTGATTCAATCGGGCAGGACTTGAAGTGGGAAGGTGAAGACCTCCTCGTAATGCGCGAATTGCACACCCTTGGAGTATTTGAAGCATGAAAGACACCACCGGAATCGTCGCCGCAGGAAATGTGGCAAAAAACGGCCCGTACCCCTCAAAAGGTGGTTCCGAGGAAATTCTGACCGTTGCCCGCTCACGCATGAAAATGGCAATGGCGGCTTATTCGGACACCCGGGAAGACGAGCTTGACGATTTGCGGTTCTATGCTGCGTCCCCCGACAACCAGTGGCAGTGGCCCGCCGATGTGCTCCAAACCCGTGGCGCTGTGCAGGGTCAAACCATCAACGCCCGCCCCTGCCTGACCATCAACAAGCTGCCGCAGCACGTCCATCAGGTGACGAACGAGCAGCGCATGAACCGCCCCGGCATCAAAGTCATCCCCGCCGATGACGAAGCCGACGTGGACATGGCCGAGGTGTTCAACGGCGTCATTCGCCACATCGAATACATCAGCGATGCAGACGTGGCCTACGACACCGCTTGCGAAAACCAAGTTTCCTACGGTGAAGGCTACATCCGTCTGTTGACCGAGTATTGCGACGAAGACACGTTTGATCAGGACATCAAGATCGCCCGTATCCGCAACAGCTTCTCGGTCTACATGGACCCCATGATCCAAGACCCCACCGGTGCAGATGCTCGTTGGTGCTTTGTCACGGAAGACGTGACAAAAGCTGAATATGAGCGCATGTACCCCGATGCCGCGCCCATCAGCACCCTGATGAGCCTTGGCGTGGGTGACCAGTCGATCTCGCAATGGATCAACGAAAACACGATCCGTATTGCCGAGTATTTCCACATCGAGTACGAGAAGCAAACGCTCAACTTGTACCCCGGCAACCAAACTGCGTTTGACGGCACCCCCGAGGACAAAGCCCTGCGCATGATGTTCGGCAAGCCCATTCGATCACGCGAAGCTGACCGCAAAAAGGTCAAGTGGTGCAAGATCAACGGCTACGAGTTGCTTGAATCACGCGAGTGGGCCGGTGCCTACATCCCCGTGGTGCGCGTGGTGGGCAACGAATTTGAGGTTGATGGCCGCATGTACGTCAGCGGTCTGGTGCGTAACGCCAAAGACGCCCAGCGCATGTACAACTACTGGGTTTCGCAAGAAGCCGAGATGCTGGCACTTGCACCAAAAGCCCCATTCATCGGCTACGGTGGTCAATTTGAAGGCTACGAACAGCAGTGGAAGACGGCCAACACGAACAACTGGCCCTATCTGGAAGTCAACCCAGATGTGACCGATGGTCAGGGTCAAGTGCTGCCTTTGCCAGCCCGCGCCCAGCCCCCAATGGCCTCCAGCGGTCTGTTGCAAGCCAAAGCAGGTGCCGCAGAAGACATCAAGTCGGCCACCGGCCAATACAACGCTTCGCTGGGTATGACCAGCAATGAGCGTTCCGGTAAGGCCATTTTGGCCCGCCAGCGCGAAGGTGATGTCGGCACCTACCACTACGTTGACAACTTGGCCCGTGCGATTCGTCACATCGGTCGCCAGCTTGTCGACTTGATCCCCAAGATTTACGACACCGAGCGCATTGCCCGCATCATTGGTGAAGACGGTGAACCCGCAACCGTCAAAATGAACCCGATGCAGGAAGAGCCGGTCAAACGCATCGTGGACCAAGAAGGTACCTTGATCGAGAAAATCTACAACCCCAACGTGGGCAAGTACGATGTTCGCGTGATCACCGGCCCCGGCTACGCCACCAAACGCCAAGAAGCCTTGGAGAGCATGGCCCAGTTGTTGCAGGGCAACCCACAGTTGTGGCAAGTTGCTGGCGACTTGTTCGTCAAGAACATGGACTGGCCCGGTGCCCAAGACCTTGCCAAGCGTTTCAAGAAGACCATCGACCCCAAAGTGTTGGCCGACGATGACGATCCAGCTTTGGCCGCTGCCAACCAGCAGATGCAAGCCATGCAAGCTGAAATGGAGAACATGTTCCAGATGTTGCAAAACGTCAATAGAAGCATGGAATCCCGCGAACTCCAAATCAAGGAGTTTGAAGCCGAGGTCAAGGCTTATGGTGCCGAGACACAACGCATCAGCGCGGTGCAAGCTGGCATGTCGCCCGAGCAGATTCAAGACATCGTGATGGGCACCATCGCTGCGGCAATGGACACTGGCGACTTGGTTGGTGGCGCACCCCAAATGCCTCCAATGGAGCAGCCCCAGATGCCGATGGGACAGCTTCAAATGGCCCCACCGCAAGGTCAAATGCCACCTGAAGGGATGATGTAATGAGTTGCGCTGAATTCATGGGTGAGTTGTTTTTGGCCCGGGATGTGGCCCATTCCGTGCATTTGAACACCCGTTCGTACTCTAAGCACAAGGCTTTGCGGCATTTTTACCGCGACATTGTGGAACTTGCTGACAAATATGCCGAGGCGTACCAAGGTCGCCACGGCATGATTGGTCCGATTTCTTTGAAGTCGGCTCGAAAAGACGGCGCAATTCTGCCGTTCTTGGAGGACTCGATGGCCTACATCGAGGGAAATCGGTACAAGGTCTGTGAAAAGACGGACTCTGCGCTGCAAAACATCATCGACGAGATTGTTGCGGTTTACCTGTCCACAATCTACAAACTCAAATTCCTCGCATAAGGACCAACCATGTCTTCCAATTACGCACAAATCACCGCCACCACTCAAATTAAGCCCATGTCGGCTAAATTGAAGGGCATTTTTGTCAGTGCTGCGTCAAGCACCCCGACAATCACCGTGTACGACTCCGCTGTGTCGAGCGCCAGTGATCCAGTGATCATTGCCACGTTCACCCCTGTGGCGGCCACAAACTACAATTTCTTTGACGGCATGTTCACCAACAAAGGTTTGTATGTTGTCATTTCTGGCACCGTTTCTTGCACCATTGCGTTTGAATAAACCTTGGGTGTAAGATAGCCACTGTACCGGCCCAGTAGACCGGGGAATCGAAAGGTTCATTTTTCATGACTGATGAAGTCCAAAACTTAGCGGAAGCAGACTCCGCGATAGCACCCGAGGTGACGGCCACCACGGACAACGCCTTGAATTCGCCGGTAGTCGCTGATAACGAAACTGAGCAAACAGCCGAAGAGAAGAAATTCTCCCAAGCCGAACTCGATTCGATGATCGGCAAGCGCCTCGCAAGAGAACAGCGCAAATGGGAACGTGAGCAGCAAGCCAAGCAAGCGGAAACGCAAGCGCGGCAGTCGGTGCCCAAGGAACTCCCGTCTGTGGATCATTTTGAGTCCCCTGAAGCCTATGCGGAAGCGTTGGCGATGAAGCGGGCCGAAGAAATGCTTCACCAACGTGATCTCCAAAAGCAACAAGCTGCGATTGAGGACGTCTACGCAGAGCGTGAGGAAGAAGCGCGGAGCAAGTACGACGACTTTGAACAAGTCGCCTACAACCCCCAGCTTCGAGTCACCGATGTGATGGCTGAAACAATCAAAAGCTCCGATCTTGGACCCGATCTGGCCTACTGGCTAGGTAGTAACCCCAAGGAAGCTGATCGCATCTCTCGTCTGTCGCCGCTGTTGCAAGCGCGTGAAATCGGAAAGATCGAAGCCAGAATTGGTGCCGAACCTTTCCAAAAGAAAACTTCGTCCGCGCCTGAACCGATTCGTCCGGTAACCGCCCGTGCTGTCAACCCCGGTGTCACCGACACCACCGATCCTCGTGCTGTAAAAACCATGAGTACATCGGACTGGATTGCTGCCGAGCGCCAACGACAAATCGACAAGGCAAAGGCACTCCGCAACCGCTAAATTAGGAACTCATCATGAGCAACAGTCTCTTAACCATTGACATGATCACCCGCAAGTCTCTCGAAATCCTCGAGAACAACTTGGTGATCACCCGCAACGTGAACCGTCAGTACGACGACAGCTTCGCTGTCGAAGGTGCCAAGATTGGTTCGACCCTGCGTATCCGTTTGCCCGACCGCGCTTTGGTCACTGACGGTGCCGCCCTGCAAGTTCAGGACGACAACGAACAGTTCACCACCCTGACTGTCTCCAGCCAGAAGCACATCGGTATCAACTTCACTTCTGCTGAATTGACCATGCAGTTGGACGACTTTGCAGAACGTGTCTTGAAGCCACGTATCAGCCAGTTGGCCTCTACCGTGGACGCTGACGTTGCGAACGCATACAAGCTGATCGGTAACACTGTCGGTACCCCCGGCCAAGCACCTGCCACCGCTTTGGTGCTGTTGCAAGCCCAGCAGAAGCTCAACGAGAACGCCGCCACCATGTCGCCTCGCTACGCTACCGTGAACCCTGCCGCCAACGCTGGCTTGGTCAACGGTTTGTCTGGTTTCTTCAACCCTACCGATGTCATTTCGCGCCAGTTCAAAAACGGCATGATGGGTGAACAAGTGTTGGGCTACGAAGAAGTCAACATGAGCCAGTCGATCAAGGTTCACACCTGCGGTACCCGTGCTGCCACTGGCAACACGACCGGTGCTGCCGTGACCGCCGAAGGTGCAACCACTCTGACGTTGACCGTCGGTTCTGGTGAAACCATTGCCGTTGGTGACGTGTTCACAATCGCTGACTGCTTTGCTGCCAACCCACAGACCCGCGAATCCACCGGTTCGTTGTTCCAGTTCGTGGCACTGTCGTCTTCGACCAGCACCACCACCGCTACCGTGACTGTTGCCCCGATGTACTCGGCTGGTAACGCTCTGTGTACGATGGTGTCGTTGCCCGCTACCAGCAAGGCTGTTGTGTTCGTTGGTGCCGCCAGTGGTTCGTTCCCCCAGAACTTGGTGTACCACCGCGATGCCATCGCTTTCGCTACCGCCGACTTGTTGTTGCCACAAGGCGTGGACATGGCCTCCCGTGCCGTTCACAACGGCATCAGCTTGCGCGTGGTTCGTCAGTACGACATCAACAACGACCGCATGCCTTGCCGTGTTGACGTTTTGTATGGCTACAACACCATCCGTCCTCAGATGGGTTGCCGTATCTGGGGTTAAACCCAGACAGGGGCTTCGGCCCCTGTTTTTCAAATCAATTCTTTAAAGGAAACTATCATGTCTCTCCCTAATGGCGCAGGTGGCTATCAACTCGGCGACGGTAACCTTGGCGAAGCCAATTTGACCGTGCAAGGTGCTCCCACAGCACTAACTGCTGCGGCAACTTTGACCGCTGCTCAACTGTCAAATGGTCTGTTCACATACACCGGTGCTGCCGTTGATCTGACTTTGCCCACCGTGGCACTGTTGGAAGCTGATGTCAGTAGCGCACAAAAAGTGAACGCAGCGTTTGAGTTCGGCATCATCAACATCGGCGGCACCAATGCTGGTACTGTTGTGGTTGGCACTGGCTGGACCATTGTTGGTGTGGCTGCTGTCAGCGCCAACACATCGGCCCGATTCCTTGCCCGTAAGACCGGCACAGGTACTTGGACTTGCTACCGCATTGCCTAATTTTTAAGCAATTGATAAACGGGGCTTCGGCCCCGTTTTCACATGGAGACTTACATGAACATTACTCTCGTACACCCTGAGTTTGGTGCCAAAATTGCCACCAACGAAGTTGAAATTGAAAACGATGAAAAAAACGGCTGGACAAGGTACAATCCTGACACGCCCGTTAAGGTGGCATCCGAGTCGGTGACTGACGCAACCAAGCGCAAGTACACCCGCAAAGTGACCGATCAACCCATCGAACAGCCCAACGAAGTCCCTCCATTTCTGACTTCGGCAAGCGACGAATCCGAAGGAAAGTAATATGGCAACCGCTGGCGACCAAATCAACCGGGCACTTCGTTTGCTCGGCATCCTTGCCGAAGGTGAAACACCGTCAGCGGCAACAAGTCAAGACGCCCTCTTGGCAATGGACCAGATGATCGACTCGTGGAACACCGAGCGTTTGTCTGTGTTTTGCACCGAGGACCAAGTATTCAGTTGGCCTTCTGGTGAAATCAAACGCACCCTTGGCCCGTCTGGTGACTTTGTGGGCAACCGCCCCATTCAGCTTGACGACGGCACCTACTACAAAGCCCCCAGTGGCGTGTCTTACGGTGTCAAGTTCATCAACCAAGACCAGTACAACGGCATCGCGGTCAAGACCTCCACATCGACCTTTCCGCAGGTGATCTTTGTCAACAACACGTTTCCCAACGTGGAAATGTTCATTTACCCCCGCCCAACTCAGGTGCTCGAATGGCACTTTATCTCGGTCAAGCAGTTGGACAAACCCGCAGCTTTGACGACCAACTTGCACTTTCCACCCGGTTACATGCGGGCGTTTGCCTACAACTTGGCGATGGAGATTGCCCCCGAGTTTGGCGTTGAGCCATCACCGCAGGTGTCGCGTATTGCCATGACCAGCAAGCGCAACTTGAAACGCATCAACAACCCGTACGACGTGATGAGTCTGCCCTACGCCGTGGTGGCAAACCGTCAGCGATTCAACATCTACGCCGGGAACTTCTGATGGACACCCCGATCCTTGGTTCAAGTTATGTGGCCCGCAGCGTCAACGCTGCCGACAACCGCATGGTCAACATGTACCCAGAAATCGTGCCCGAGGGTGGTAAAAGCGCGGCTTTCTTGTCGCGCTGCCCCGGCCTTCTCCGACTGGTGGCCGCAGGTACTGGCCCAATCCGTGGCCTGTGGGTGCTCAAAGAATACCTGTACGCTGTCTCGGGTGACACGTTTTACCGGCTCAATTTGATCGACGGTACCAGCCGTTGGCGCGTCAAACCCTTGGGTACCGTGACGGGTACTGGTCCTGTGTCTATGTCGGACAACGGCACCCAGATTTTCATTGCTTGCAACCCCGATGGGTTCATCTACAACGCGACCACCGAGGTGTTTGCCCAGATCACCGATCCAGACTTTCCCGGTGCGGTCAAAGTGTCGTACCTTGACGGCTATTTTGTGTTCAACGAACCCAACAGCGCACGGGTGTGGGTGACATCGTTGCTCGACGGTCTGTCTGTTGATCCGCTTGACTTTGCCAGCGCCGAGGGCGACCCAGACGGTTTGGTGTCGCTGATCGTTGACCACCGTGAGGCATGGCTGTTTGGTGCCAACTCGGTCGAGGTTTGGTACAACGCCGGTTTGCCCGACTTTCCATTACAGCGCATCCAAGGCGCTTTTAACGAAATTGGGTGTGAAGCCCCATACTCGGTCGCCAAGCTCGATAACGGCCTGTTTTGGCTGGGTTCTGACGCCCGTGGGCGGGGTATCGTCTACCGCGCCAACGGCTACACCGGCCAACGCATTTCGACCCACGCTGTTGAGTGGCAAATCCAGCAATACGGCAACATGTCGGATGCGATTGGCTACACCTACCAGCAAGACGGCCATGCGTTCTACGTGCTCATTTTCCCCACCGCGCAGACCACTTGGGTTTACGACGTGGCAACGGGTGCGTGGCATGAGCGGGCCGGGTGGTCCAACGGCAACTTTGTGCGTCACCGCTCCAACTGCCAAGCCGTGTACGCCAACCAGATTATTGTGGGTGATTTTGAAAACGGCAACATTTACGCCTTCGATCTCAACGAATATGCCGACAATGGTGATATTCAAAAATGGTTGAGGTCATGGCGGGCGCTGGCACCGAACACAAACAATCTTAAGCGAAGTGCCCAGCACAGTCTGCAAGTTGACTGTGAGTCGGGGGTTGGTACCAACACGGGCCAAGGAAGCGATCCGCAGATGATGCTGCGCTGGTCTGACGACGGTGGGCACACTTGGTCCAACGAGCACTGGGTGTCAGTGGGCAAGATTGGTGAATACTATCGCCGGGTCATTTGGCGGCGCTTGGGTATGACGCTCAAGCTGCGTGACCGTGTGTACGAGATTTCGGGCACTGATCCAGTCAAACTCGCTATTATGGGTGCCGAACTGTACGTGACGCCGACCAATGCCTGAACAGCAAAACATAACCAATATTCCGTCCAATCGTGTCGAGATCATTGATCCGCGCACGGGGATGGTGTCGCGTGAGTGGTACCGGTTTTTCCTGAACTTGTTCACCCTTGCGGGTAACGGCGGCAACCAGACATCGCTGGACGATTTGCAGATTGGTCCACCACCTCAACCAGATTCTGGTGGCGGCGGTGGCGGCTCGGGCACGGTCACCTCGGTGGATGGTGCGGGTGGTACGGGCATTTCTGTTGCAGGTGGTCCCATTACCACCAGCGGCACTTTGACCATTACCAACACCGCCCCTGACCAAGTTGTCAGCCTGACAGCGGGCACGGGTATAAGCACGAGTGGTACTTACCCTAACTTCACCATCACCAATACCAGCCCATCGGCAGGTGGTGATGTGGTTGGCCCCTCGTCCGCAACAGACAACGCAGTGGCTCGTTACGACACGACTACGGGCAAACTGATCCAAAACAGTTTGGTCTTGATAGACGACACCGGCAGTGTGACTGGTGTTAACGCCCTGACCGCCGAAAGCCTCACAATAAACAACAACGCCACTTTAGGTTTTTCAAACACCGACACGTTGGATGTCAGAAGCCGTATTGTTTCTGATTTAGAACCCAACGCCAACAACGCCAAAGACATTGGTACCAACGGTAGAAACTGGCGTGATGGGTTTTTTGGCAGAACATTGCATACAGTAAACCTTGAGGTTACCGGCACAACAAGGTTTGATGGTGATCAGGGCACAAGTGGTCAAGTCCTGACATCGGCGGGTACAGGCGCTACACCTACATGGACAACGCCTACAACTGGTACAGTGACATCGGTGGCTGCTGCCGCAGGGACGGGTATTTCCGTTTCAGGTAGCCCAATCACCACCAGCGGCACTATTACCATCACCAACACGGCACCCGACCAGGTTGTCAGCTTGACGGGTGCTGGGACAACGGCTGTCACTGGAACCTACCCCAACTTCACCATCACATCGAACGATGCCTTCACCGGCACCGTGACAAGTGTTGGCGGCACGGGCACGGTCAGCGGGTTAACCCTAACTGGCACTGTCACGACCAGCGGCAACTTGACGTTAGGCGGTACACTTGCCGTCACACCGTCCGACTTTGCGTCGCAGAGCGCCAACACGGTGCTTGCCGCACCCAACGGTTCTGCTGGCACACCCACGTTCCGCGCACTGGTTGCCGCAGACGTGCCCACGCTTAACCAGAACACCACGGGCACCGCATCCAACGTGACGGGCACCGTGGCGATTGCCAACGGTGGTACGGGTCAGACGACCCAGACGGCAGCGTTTGACGCGCTGGCACCCACGACAACCAAAGGCGACCTGATCGTCGATAACGGCACCAACAACGTCCGTTTGGCCGTGGGTGTCGACACCTACGTGCTCACGGCCGACTCTACCGCTGCGGAAGGGGTCAAGTGGGCCGCTCCTGCCGGTGGTGGCAGCAACATCACGGCGCAGGGAATGTGGGAAAATAACACCACCATCTCCAGCAACTATTCGATCACGTCTGGCAACAATGCCATGTCGGCAGGTCCGATCACCGTGGCGTCTGGTGTTGTCGTTACCGTGCCGTCTGGGTCACGATGGACCGTTGTTTAAGGAACCGCAATGACAGTTACCGCACGAAATCTGGTGCCCGCCAAGCTGGTGGAAAACACCCAAACCACCCAGTACATTGTGGCAAGCAACGTCACGGCCACCATTATCGACAAGTTCACCGCCACGAACGTCAGCGGCAGCACAGCGACCATTAGCGTCAACCTGGTCACTGGGTCGGATACCCCCGGGGACAGGAACCTGATCACCAAGACCAAGAGCTTGGCGGCGTCCGAGGTCTACACTTTCCCCGAACTGGTGGGGCAGATTTTGCCCAACACGGCGTTTATCTCGACCCTCGCCAGTGCGGCCAGTGCCATCAACATGCGTGTTAGCGGGCGCGAAATCACATGAACATTACGGTAACTTACGGCAAAGGTTTTGAGGTTCAGCCGTTTAAAACGATGCAACAAAAGGTAGAGGCGTTGCAGGACGAGTTGTTCAAACTGCCACAGGCTGCCATTGTTACCGAGCACATTTTTAAACCCGGCGTTTACGAACGCAAGATCACAATTCCTGCGTGGACGGTTTTGACTGGCGCAGAACACAAAACAGATTACAAGGTGCGACTTGAAGTTGGCACAATTGCTGTCAATACCGACGACGGTGTTAAAGTTTTAACCGGTCCGTTGGAGTTTGACGCCAAGGCAGGGATGCAACGCGCTGGTCGAGTTTTTGAAGATGAGGTGATTTGGGTAGATGTTTACCCCAACCCCGACAATTGCACCGATCTGGCAGTGCTGGAGGACCGGCTGTACGTGGTACCAGAATGCGGTCTTGCCGACAGCAGGACAGACGTACAAAAAGCCAGAATTGATTACAAATTGTTTTTGCATCAGATCGGCATGACACAAGATGAAATGGACAAGATTGTCCACATCGAATATGATTTGATGGACATGCCAGAAGGAGTGTTTACGCAACTGCGTGAATCACCAATTCACGGCAAGGGGTTGTTTGCAACCAAAGATTTTGAAGCGGGTGAAGTGGTGTGCCCGGGGCGCATTGATGGTAAACGAACGCCAGCAGGTCGGTTTATCAATCACTCACTTAACCCCAACATCGTCCCCAAAAAGGTCGGGGATGATATTTATGCGGTCGCAGCGCGTAAAATACAAGCAAGTGACGAACTGCTTGTTGATTACAGAGCGTCTATGCGGGTCAATTTTGGCCTTGCGTTACAAGGAGAATTACCATGTCTGGATGGGTAGCTGGTGCAGTTGTCGGAAGCACTCTCATAAGTTCAAACGCTGCAAGAAAAGCAGCCAAAGAGCAATCAGGTGCAACTACTCAGGCAATGCAGTATCAAACAGAAGCTGGTAATCGGGCCGCTGAGATTCAGGCAGCCGCTGCTACTCGTGCGGCAGAACTTCAGTCAAGTGCTACTCGTGAAGCTGCTCAAATCCAACAACGGGTTGCTGAACAGCAAATGGCGCTGGAGCGCGAACAGTTCAATCGACAAGTTGAACTGCAACAACCGTTTCGTACAGCGGGTGTAAATGCGCTTAACCAGTTGGTGCCCCTAGCTTCCAACTACACACCGTTTGGTATGGACCAGTTCCAAGCCGACCCGGGTTATTCTTTCCGAATGGATGAGGGTATGAAAGCCCTTGAGCGATCCGCTGCGGCCCGTGGTGGCCTGTTGTCGGGTAGCGCGATGAAGGGTATTCAACGATTCGGTCAGGGTCTAGCATCCGACGAGTACACCAATGCGTTTAACCGCTACCAGACTGAGCGTAACGCCCGAATTAACCCCCTTCAATCTCTTGCTGGTGTTGGTCAAACCTCTACCCAACAAATTGGTCAAGCGGGTCAGGCGATGACATCGGGTATTGGTCAAGCAAACCAGACAATGGGTACCAACTTGGGCAACCTGTACACATCGGGCGCAAGCAACTTGGGCAACATTGCTACCTCGTCGGCCAACAACTTGGGCAACATCTACACCTCGACCGCATCAAACAATGCCAATGCGCTGATGGGTGGTGCTAACGCACGAGCATCTGGATACGTGGGTCAAGCCAACGCGCTCACTAGCGCACTGAACACTGGTTTGAACTTCTACCAAAGCCAGCAAATGATGAACATGTTGAAGCCCACAATGACTTACGGTGGCGGTTAAGGATCAATCATGCCAATCAACCCAAACATCGCACTCTCCGCTCGTGGCATTGAATTGCAAAACCCGCTGGACCAGTACAGCAAGGTCATGGCGATTCAGAACGCGCAGCAGCAAAACGCGCTTGCTCAACAACAAATGCAAGAGTATTCGCGTACCCGCGAAGAGGAACAAGGAATTCGCAATCGATTGGCTGGTGGTGCTTCTTTAGAAGACGCTGAAACGCGCAACTTTTTGCTTAGTTCTAAGTCAGGTCGGGACATTCTTCAGCGGCAATCCGAGCTTCAGAAATCTGAAACAGAAGAAGCTACTCGTCGCGCTAAATTGATGGCTGACACTGAAAACATGTACCGCAACATGTCTGGTCAAATTGGCAACAAGGCTGATGCAACTGCGTTTCTTTTACGCATGGTCAACGACCCCGCGCTCAAGGGTTCGCCAATCGCGTCAATCCCAATAATGCAGCAAGTTCAGCGCATCCCCGATGATCCGCAAGGTTTGGACAATTGGATCAAACAGTTTGCGCTTGGTACAACCAAGTACGTCACTGAGAACAAGCCTGTCACCAGTGTTGGTCCAACAGGAATTGTGCAGACCCCAGGGTTGGGAATAGGTGACGCAAGAGTTGTACCCGGCACATCGGCAGCGTTCCAAATGACGCCAGCGCAAATTGCCGCCAACAAGATTGCGCAAGGTCAACTTGCCGTGTCTCAAGGTCAGCTTGGTGTGGCGCAGCAACGATTGGCGCAAGACGCACAAGGTGCGACCAAACCACTGACTGAAGCACAATCCGCAAAAAGGCGTGATGTGCTTGGTAAAGAATTTAAAACTGCTCAAAACGCATTGCAAACCACTCAAGACGTCATCGACTCGATTGCGTTTGTGAGAGCCGAGCCGGGTCTGTCAAGAGCAACTGGATTTACTGGAACCCTCTTGCCTTCTTTCCCAGAAGGTCAAGCTGCGTCGGCTGAGACACGGTTGAAAAACCTTGAGGGTAAGGTCACCGCATTGGGTAAAGCCCAAGCAGCATCTACGGGTGCGATTGGTTCAATCGCCAACCAAGAATGGAAAATTCTTGCCGATCAGATTGCTGCGATTGATCGCACCAAGGGTACTGGGCCGTTGCTTTCTCAACTTGAGTTGGTTGAGGCGCAAGCGCGGGGAGCTATGGAGCGAATTCAAGACGCATACCAGCGTCAGTTTGGTGAAGACTTTGAGCGCTTTCCCCAGTTTGAGAGCTTGCCTTCTCCAAAATCGACATTTAAGCCAAAGACACCTGCTGCGGGTGGTAACCTTAACGCAGCCGAGCAAGCCGAGTTGGACCAACTTCGTAAACGCTTTGGAAAGTAAGCCATGACACCTCGTGAAGAATTGGCAGCGTTGCGCCGCATGGCTGAACTAGAAGCCAAAGCTGCCGGTCAGTCAATGGCCGAACCCCAAGCGCAACCAAATGAAATTCCCACAAGGCAGAGCAGTGGCCTGTTGGATTTTCTAAATGTCCCGTTTGAAATGGGTGCGTCGTTGGCTCAGAAGCCCCGCAAAGAACAAGTGGCGTTTATCGCGCCCGCCGTCGAAGCACTTGGTACAGCAGGTGGTGCTGCGTTGGGTACCTCCGTTGGCCCGTTGGGTACCGTGACTGGTGCTGGGGCTGGTTACGCAGGAGCCAAGGAATTGTTGCGCCTTGCCGCAGGTGAATCGGGTAATGAAACGCTGCCGCAATCTGCCACACGACAAGCAAGGAACGTGCTTGAGGGCGCGACGATGGAGGCGTTTGGGCGTGGTATTGTTGCACCCACACTCGAAACAGGTGCAAAGTATTTAAGCAAAATCAAAAACGTCAAACTTGACCAATACGTCAAAGCGATTGGGGACAAGGGCGACGACATCGTCAACGCGTTGCGCGGTCGCACTCAGATTGTGCCAGGCACAGCACCAACTGCGGGCGAAGCTGCCGCACCTGCCGGTAGCGTTGGTTTGTCGGTGTTGCAAGCCCGTGCTCGTCAAGTGCCCGGTGCTGCCGACACTTACGCATCAATGGAAGCGCAAAATACAGCAGCCCGCCAAGCACAGGAATCCCGAGCAGTTGCTAAATTCGATGCGTCCAAGCAGCGCATTCAGGAAAAAATTAATCGCGGTCTTGTCAACATTACACCCGGCGAAGCTGGTGGTGCGTTGATTGACGCAGCCAAAGCCGAGCAACGGGCCGTCAAAACTAACGTGGTTGAACCCGCATACACCAAAGCGTTTAACGCAGCGGGCGACACCAAGATCGACGTGTCCAAGGTGGTGGCCGAAGCCGAGCGTATTCTTGATCGCAAATTGTCTGACTTTGCAATTGAGACAGCGCCCGACACCGTGCGCAAGTTGCGCGGGTTTATGCCCAAGGCACCGGAAGCGGAAGCTGTGCAAATTGGCAAAGCTGGTTTTAAAACTGCAAAACCACCAACACCACCTCGGGCAACTCCTGAGGCAACATTGTTGCAGCTTGACGATGTACGCAAAGCAATCAACGCAGACATTACCGCAGCCAGCACCAGCAATGCCCCAATGGCTGCAACTACGCTGAAAAATTTGCGTGACCTGCACCGTGCGATTGACGATGCTGTCAAGACAAGCGACACGTTGTCGGATGACGCCAAAGGGTTGTACCAGGGTGCTCTTGATGCGTACCGCACACAATATGCCCCACGGTTCAAAGAGGGCATCAATGCTAATTTGTTCAAGCAGACAAGTCTGAAAGAAACAAAAATCAAACCTGAGGATGTGGTCGGCAAGTATTTCCAACCAAAAGGTGAAAGCGAAGCCAAGGACTTTCTGCGGCTGTTTGGAAAAAACCCCGATGCCATGAAAATTGCAAGAACTGGCATTGAGGATTTGTACCGTCGAGAGGTGACGGATGCGGCAGGTCGAGTGACGACTGACGCACACGCATCTTTTATGAAGAAATACGCAGAACCTTTGAAGATTCTTGACGACGCTGGCATGAACATTACGCAGCGCGTGGGTATTGTTGCAAAAGACGCCGCACGACTTGCCAAAATTGAAGAACTTGCAAAAGCAAGCGGCAACAAACTCGCACCGCCTTTACCAGCCGGTGCCAACTCCCTGGCTGTCGAAAAACGCATTAAGGAGTTGACTGGCAGTTTCACCCCTGAGCAGTTGAACCACGTCAATGCGGTTCGTCAAGATTTGTTGCGCGAGGGTGAATACCAACGACTGGTCAAGTCGGGTGCTGACGCTGGTGCCGACCTTCGGAGTTTGGCGACCAAAGCTGGTAGAGAGTCCGGTTTGCCGCTGCCAAACTTTCTCTCCGTACCAATCACTATTTTCAACAACGTAGTCAAGCGACTGGCGTTGAGAATGGACGACAAGATCGCGTTGGAGATCGCACGAGAATTGACCAACCCCGCAATTGCTGCTGACCAGATTGAGATGGCAATGAGGTTGCAAGCATCCCGAGCTGCCGCAGCCCCAGGCGTCAACACTGATTTGGCACTGGGTGCAACTCGGGCGCTGGGTGCGGAAATGTCAAGACGTGCGGAGCCACAGCAACAAAACACCATTCCCCGCATTGAGCTTAGTAATATGGCCCCAACCAACCAGAACGCCCTTGCGCGCTGATCCAAATTAGTTAGAATCGACCAAGGACTAAGACATGGCTTCACTCTCTCCATCTCCAAAACTCCAGTTCTTTGGAACTGATGGGTTGCCTCTTGTTGGTGGCAAGCTGTACACGTATGCAGCGGGCACCACGACCCCTATCGCCACGTACACCGACCACACTGCTGCCAACTTGAACACCAACCCGGTGATCCTTGACTCAGCGGGCCAGGCTGGTGTGTGGTTGACCGACACGATCACGTACAAGTACACCCTGACCGACGCCGACGATGTGCTGTTGTTCACCGTGGACTATGTGTCCATCCCCGTGACCACCAACTCGTTCGCATCACCCCCAGCCATCGGCAGCAGTGTGCCCAACGTGGGCACCTTCACCGACCTGTATGTGGTCAACACGCTGACTCTTGAGTCTACGGGTGCTGCGATTCTGAACGTGGGCACCACGGGTGAGCGCCCAGCAGCCCCCGAAGAGGGCATGGTGCGGTACAACAGCACCACTGACAAGTTTGAGGGCTACAACGGCGCATGGGGTGCCTTGGGTGGTGGTGCTACCGGTGGTGGCTCGGACTCGATCTTCATCGAGAACGGCCAAACGGTCACAACCAACTACACCATGCCCGCTGCGATCAACGCCATGAGCACTGGCCCCATCACAATCAACGACAGCGTGACCGTGACCATCCCTGACGGTGGTCGCTGGGTTGTTCTGTAACAGGAGAAGAATATGCCTATTACGTTAAACGGGACCACGGGGATCACCTCTCCAAGCGTGGTTGCTCCAATCAACCTGCCCAACGGTGGCCCTGCGTTCAGTGCGTATCTCGTGGGTGCCCAAACACCTACATCCAACACTTGGACAAAAGTGTTGATAGACACTGAACTCTGGGACACAAACAGCAACTTTGCTTCATCGCGTTTCACACCTACGGTTGCGGGCTACTATCAAATCAACGCCGCATTTTCCGTAGCAACAAACACCACAACTTTTGCGAGTTGTTATAAAAACGGCGCTGCATTTAAAAGTTCAAACGCATTGCAAGTTCAGAATGGTAACCAAATTTCTTGCGTTGTTTATTTAAATGGGTCAACTGACTATGTTGAATTGTATGTGTTTTTGGTTAGCGCATCAGCACTAGCTAACGCATCATCTACTCAAACTTGGTTTGATGGCACACTTGTGAGGGCAGCATGATGACACTCTACGAAAAAATCAAAACCATCTACCCAGAACTTACGGACATGGATTTCATGACCGTCATTCGCTTGCAGAACGACAGCGATGGCCGTGGCGACTACATTGCTGCGTGGGATCACCCCACATTGGCACGACCAACTGAGGAGCAACTCGCATGAGCAAAATCGCACTATCCGGCAACGCTAACGGCAGTGGTACGTTTACCATTGCCAGCCCAAACAGCAACTCTGACCGAATCCTGAACCTGCCTGACAGCGCAGGGACGCTGGCAACTGCTGAGTCCACGCTGACCCAGTTCAACGCATCGGGTTCTGCACCTGTGTATGCTTGCCGCGCATGGGTCAACTTCAACGGCACGGGCACTGTGGCGATTCGTGCGAGTGGGAACGTGAGCAGTATCACGGACAACGGGACTGGCGATTACACGGTGAACTTCACTACTGCGATGCCTGATGCGAACTACAACTTTACGTTCGGATTTAACAATCAATCAAGTAATATTGGTGCCAACTTAAAAAATAACAGTTACAGCACAACAACCATTCGTGTAGAGAAATTTGAAAACAACACGCCTACTGATTGCAGTTCAGTTTGCGTCTCCATCTTCCGCTAAGGACACATTATGAACCGCATCATCTACAACCAAGACAACGGCGTGGTCGCTGTCATCATTCCAACACCAGAAGCCCTTGAGCAGCACGGCATCCAAGCCATCGCAATCAAGGACGTTCCTGCTGGCAAGCCATTCAAGATCGTTGACGCTGCTGACATCCCATCGGATCGCTCTGATCGTGATGCTTGGACGGTTGACGAAGCAGACCTGACAGACGGTATCGGAGGTGAATCCAATGAGTTTAATTAAAGTTGATTCCGCCAAAGCACAAGCCAAGGCCAACGCTGACCGCATCGCCGAACTCAAGGCGCTGCTCAACAACAGCGACTACAAGGTCTTGCCTGACTACGACAAGCCCGATGAAGACATTGTGAGCCAGCGCCAAGCGTGGCGTGAAGAAATCCGCACACTGGAGGCACAACCATGAGCTTAGGCGATCTGGGCATTTCCACCGTCAACGGTGGCGCAATTGGCGTGAAGAACGCCATCATCAACGGCAACTCAGTCCCATACGGCCTACGCTCAAAAGGCGTGGCGACTGAGCCTTGCTCGAACTGCACCAGACTCACCGTGCCCGTGTTGAACTCGATGTTCAGGTTTGTCCCGCCCACAGCAGTGCCAGTCACGCCAGAGCCAGCGTAAGAGCCAGCACCGATCTTGCCTTGCGCCGTACCAGTCCAAGACAGGGTGTAAGTGCCATCAAACAGGTTCAAGCCCTCGATCACCTGAATCAGCGAACCAGACGAAATGGTCAGCGTGGTGACGTTGTTGACGGTGGCAAACGTGTAGGTGCAACCAGACGCGCCAGCCTTCCAGCGGTCATGCCCATAAGCACCAGCAGCCAGCGTCACAGTGCCAGAGACACCGCGCTGGTTGATGCCGAAGTTGCCGTTGATGATGACGTTCTTCGTCCCGATAGGCCCACCGTTGATGGAGCCAATGCCCAAATCTCCTAAGCTCATGCTTGCGCTCCTTTGTAGCCGTGGTTGGCAAATGCGCCGTGGAACTTCTCCCGTGCCATGTGAGCAACAAGCTCTGCAAGTTCAAAGTCAGGAATCAGTTTTGAAAACACGCGCTTGCCGTGGGACTGCACTTGAACCGCCCACTTCTTGTGGACAGAACTCCAGCAGACGTTCTTTGCACCACACTTGTTGTTGCGCTGCGCTCCCTTGTTGAACTTGTTTTCAATGTCGGTTGCGGAGCGTAGGTTCTCAATGCGGCTGTTCTTGCGGTCACCGTCTTTGTGGTCAACCTGCGCTGGCATCAAGCCAGTGTGCATACAGAAAATGACGCGATGGATGCAATACGACTTTTTGTCAATCATGACCGAGCCGTAGGTGTTGGAGGATGTGCAACCAGCTTGCTTGCCAATCAGGTTCTTGGACTTGTTGGTGTTGACCTTCCAGAACAAAGCGCCATCACGGTACTCAAACACCTCGTTGAACCGAGCCTGCAAGCTGTCCGCTGTCGGGGTCATGCCGTTGATCGTAGCGGTGTTGCCACCTGCTGCGTTCGTGATTGCGTTTACGCTAAGTTGGGACATTTTTACTCCTTGGGGTGGCGAAGTTTGATCTCAGCCACCTTGTCCAGCCACACCTGCTGCTCGACTTCACCACGCTGTGCTTTGAAGAACAACGGGTCGGCTTCTGCGATGTAGGCTGCGTGGCGGTTGGCTTCTGCCTTCTCTGCGGCAATGGCAGCGGCCTTCACTGGGTCGATTGCGATGTTAAAACTCATTTGATGTGCCTCCGATACCGTCAGTCAGTTCTGCCTCGTCCACCGTCCATGCGTCACGCTGGCTGCGGTCTGTTGGGATGTCGGCAGCGTCCACGATCTTGAACGGCTTGCCAGCAGGAACGTCCTTGATGGCGATGGCTTGGATGCCGTGCTGCTCAAGAGCTTCTGGTGGTGGGATGATGACAGCGACCACGCCGTTTGCTTGGTTGTAGATAATTCGGTTCATCGTTGTCCTTTAGAGGAAAAAGGCAAGGCAGACTTGGTCTGTGTCGGCA